TCTTTTATCTTTCTTGGTATATTTTCTAACAAGCTTTTCTGTTTGATCTGTGGAACAATCATCTATTATTAGATATTCAAAATCTCCATATGATTGTGCTAATACTGATTTTATTGCACGTTCTAGTTTTTTTGATCTATTGTATGTACTTGTAATTATTGAAATTGTCGGCATAATCCCTGCTTTTATTTATTTAATTTCCCTACATGTGAAGAGGTATTAGTTTGGTAAAGGGCAGGGAAAACAATACCTTGCCTCCACCTCTTCACATCTAGGGAGAGGACTTTTGATCCTCACTCCCTAATATGTTAGGCTAAACTTGCATTAGATTCCAATCTGCAACCACAAGCTTCGTGTAAAATGGCATTTGCCATTACGAAACGATAGCCATAGGTATTATATTGGTTCAATTCTGAAGCTTTGCCAGGTTCATTCATAATAATTTCAAGATCGCCCATTTCAGATTGGCCTAGATAACCAGGACCAAAGATAACTGTTCTATAGATATCGGTGCTTGCTGAACCGGAGTTTAGCAATACTGGAATAGTTGGATCTTCAACGAAGCGCACTCCGTATAATTTACCAATTTCACCAGGAATATCATATTTAACAGTGTCTCTGTATCTTGATACATCTAACCATTTTGTATCTAGCATTAAGTCATATGCAACATCAGGATGTACTAAGCCAACAAAACTACCATCAGGGAAAGTTGGAGCAGAAGACAAGCGTAGTCTGCGGACAACCTTCATAACTTCTGCAATTGTAGCAGTACAAGCCTCTACAACGTCAGAACGATGGACTTTGCCACCAGCATAAACGACATTTGAACCACCTAATGCGGTACTTAATAAGGTATCATTTAACAGTTTTCCAGCATCCTGAGCTAAGTCTTTCATAATTTGTTCCTTGGTTCCATCAATAGCAGTATCCATGAACAAACGTGAGTTCTTAATCAATTTGCCGTATTCTGTTAAAGTACCTGAAACTCTTCTTGCTGCAGAAGAGGTTGCAGAAGGATCAGCACCTTCAGATAAAGATGCGCCTACTGGACTTACTTTGGTTATACCTACCCACCAAACTACCTTACCATTGCCTCTGCCAACTTTGGCTCTAGTAGTTAAGCCTTTTAGAGTATGTGCGGCATATAAGTTTTCAATGAAAAAATCATGCCAATACTGCTTCAAGGCAGATGCGGTGGTGGTAGTTGTACCTACACCAGCCATAGCTATATAAACACTCCCTGTCTAGTGTTGTATTATTAAAGACCCATTGCTTTAAACTTTCTTCGTCTTTCTTCTAGAGAAAGATTGCTAAAGTTTTCTTCTTTTTCTTCATCAGGTCCTTTTTCAACTGAACCCCTACCAGTTTCTGGTTGAATTTGTTTTTTAATTTTTTGTTTTTCTTCGTAATCCCTCATGCCAGCCTCATAAACCGGCTTGATCATACGATCATAGATTTCTGAGTATGACAGTGTAGGATTAGCCCTACCTAGACTTTTTAAAGCTTCTTTATGTCTTGCAGCTTCAGGATTGCTGTCAACATAGTCGTTAATAGCATCTCTTTCTTTCTGCAAGATAATATCTCGCTTTAATTCATTGAGTTCTTTTTTGACTTGTATTGCCTCAAATGAATCTGGCTTTTCAGAACGTAGTTGACGCTCCAATTCAGCCTTTTCTTCTTCAAGAGTGCTTGCATGAGCTTCTATGCGAGCCAAGCGCTCTTGCGTAGCTTTATTTTCTGCCATTATACGTTGATTTTCCTTTGTACTTTCAGAAAACTTTATTCTGTAATCAACTTCTGGCTCTTTAGGAGTGCTACTTCGCTCCTCCGTTCCATTGTCTTCATCTTCCTGGGTTGCCTCTTCTTTGAAGAACTTAGCTTCAGGAGAATTAGGGTCCGGGATAATGTTAACATTTGGAGTTAGGTCTTCGTTGTTCATATATATTTATTGCCGTCCTCTTAAAAAGGGTTTGGCTTAATTTTCTTCTACTTCTTCTTGTAAAAGTTCGTTTTTTAACTCTTCTTTAAAATCAGCTAATGCTTTATATTTTGTCCAATTTTCTAGACTATACTCTTGCTTTAAAAGATCTTCATAATACTTAAGTTTTTCTTCATATAGCGCAAAGCCATCAGATGTTAATAATTCAGCAGCAAGTGCTTTTTTGCTACGTATCATATATTCATATCAACTGAATTAATTGTTATATTTGATTTTACATCTTTGAAGTAATCTGACTGCTTGGCTGCTGCTTCTTTAGCAAATTTTTCAGCCATATAGCGATCTTTAAATCTTTCTACTATTTTACCTGCTGCAGTATCTTCTACAAAGAAGATGCTTCCTTTTTGACTAACTTTAAAACTCATACTTTTTTTATCCGTCCCTTAGAGGGGTTTGGATTTAATACTAAATTTTTGATCCATCTGTATATGAAACCATTTTATTCTGCCCTTTGTTTGTTAGACCTGCTCCTCTAGAATTAAATTGTCTATTACCACCTTGATCTTCTTTTGGAAGATTTGCTAAGACTTCAGCTAAATCACCTTCTTGACCGTTAATACTTTGGTCGTTTTTAGCTTCTTCAAAGAAATATTCTAGATCTGAGAAGCCAGCATTTTCTAGCCACTTCTTATATATCTTAGCTGGCAAATCTGGATATTTTTGCAGTAGTACTTGATCTCTAGATATAATAGCAAGAAAGTCTAGTAATTGCTTTTGACGTATTGCCTTTCCTTCTGTAGCTGCTCTATCTGCTGCTATCTTAACATCATACTTACCTTTAATATCTTTAGGCTTAATTCTAGCAAAGCCCATTTGACGATCATTCTCAAAAATCTTTATTGTCTTTTCTTTTGTTTGAAACTGTATATTTAAATCTGCCAACATTTGCCCTGCTTGAGACATTGCATCTTTAATATTCCCATCAATCATATCTAGTAGTGTTTGAGTGTTTTGCTGTCCTAAAGCTGCTTCTGTTGCGGTGCCACTATCCGAAACTCCCTTTAATAGATTAACAACCATAGATGCTTGCTGATATTCATCATCTAAAAATCTTAACATTTCTATTAGTGATTGCTTGATATCTCCTGTTTCTTCTGCTCTAATATCTGCATTAATATCATTTACTTCAATAATTCCTCCTGGCCTTCTCTGCATTGTTTTAGGATCAATATTAGCTGTCTTTCTCTTAATCCACATCTTGTCATTTACTAAAGAAGCGTTGTCAAAAAACTGATTTGCTCCTTTGTTAAATGCTTTTTGTATTTCTATTGTATTTTCTATTGCACCAATATCATATGCCCTATTTGGTAGTGGATTATTCTTAAATTTAAGCTTAACAAATGGTAGATATGGATTTTTATCACTATCTTCTAATTTATTTTCAACTTCTCTAATTACTTGATATCCTAAACTAGTTTCTAAGGCTGTTATTATTTTATTTTCAAAAGGATCCCACATTTCCAGTATTTCTGCACATTCAGTCTTTAATTCCTTATCGCCTACATTAGTAGTTATATTTGTATTATCATATGCAGAAAATTTAGTATCTGGCTCTTCTATTTCTGACTCGCTTAGTGGCGTGATAGTTCCTTTTATTTTATATCTCTTATCTTTCCCTATCAAAGTTATTGGTCTTACAATGCGATGAATTAGCGGTGCGTCTTGAATATTAGGAGTGTAATAATCCATAAAGACTGTATCCATTCCTAATGCCGTCATAAAAGGTCTGTCTTTATTATTTTCCATATCCCAGCCTAACTTTAACACTCCATTGCCAAATAAAATTGCTTGTTTTAGCCAAACAAGTAGTGTTGGTCTTGCATAAAGTTCTTTTCTCCATTGATAATCAAGTAATTTCTGCATATAGCGGGCAGATTCGTCATCATCTTCACCTTCTGGAGATACGTCAATAACTTGATTGCGGCCAATTAAAAAAGCAGTTAGCAGTTCTACTGCTTCGTGCGTCTTGGGTATAAATAAATTGGAGAGATATGGATTTAAAAGAGGATTTGCATAGCTACGATAGTTTTTATAGCAATCAATCCAAACTCTACGCTCTTTCTTGCTTTGACTTAAATAATAGTCTTTTAAGTCTTTTATTTTAATGGCTTGTTTATTGCCTTCCATATTTTAGCAAAATCCCCGCTATTTTATTATTTTAAATTCTTAATCATTTCTCATTGGTATGCCGTATCTATCATCATAATCATTATTACCGAAAGCATCTTGGAATTCTAGAGATCTATTAAATGTTGTATTTAGCGGTAGCTTTTCTCTTAGATTCCAACAGGCCAATCCTAGACTCATTATACAATCATCATGAAGGCCTTCTGGTACAGTCATTGTTATTCTTGTTCTACCACCAGGAGAAGATTTTAGATCATACTTCATGCTTCTCAGTTCATCTAATAGCGGTTCAAAATTAGGTATAAATATCTGTCTATTTTCTAGCAATACTACTAGATTATTTAATAATGCTTCTCTTGTTTGTTGATTAAATTTAAAAGATTCTAGAGATACTTCTTGTTTTTCTAAATCATCATATATTGG